GAGCAAGTGCCCGTTCAAACTCTGTAAGATTTTCATATACCATCAGATATCTCCTGCCGCACGGTTTTCTGACTTACCAATATCAAATCCACCAGAGGGATAACGTTTGGCAAGTTTCATAGTATTCTTCCAGATTACATCATCAATACCAACACCAAGTGCCATACATGCCTGGGCAACATACCACATAATATCACCAAGTTCAATAATCAGGTGCTCACGATTTGCCTCATCAAATGGTTTGCCTTGGAAATTAATCTTCTTAACAATCTCCATAAACTCACCTGCTTCAGCAGACATACCTACGGCAGCAGTAGTTAAACGTGAGATCTCAACACCTTGACTCTGTAGTTCTTGGATACGAGCAACCCAAGCATCAGTACTCTTAGATGCTTCACTGGTCATACCATCCACAAATTCAACATATTTTCGGAAGTCAACTTCCAGTTTCATGTTTTCTTTGCGAGCTTCTTTCATCTTCTGAACTGTCTCTTTTGCTTCATCGACAGTATAAGATGCTTCAGTCTGTGCATCAGCAGCAAACTTCTTTGCCTTTTGCTCATACTCAGAGAAATCAAATGCTTCGTCAGTCTTTTTATTAGTTGCCATAAATTACCTCAAATTTTGAAACTTGCAAATGTGTGTTTTGTGCTAAATTGCTTTTCCATTTCTTCTTCTCCTTGTCCCGAATCAAGGAGATCATCCTGTGCAGACTGGTCTACATCATACAACCTCATCTTTGCTCGATCAATTCCAACGATAAAACGTTTGTTCACCGTAGGGTCATTATACCTGTTTTTAAGTTGTTTGACAAGGATCTGATTGATTTGCTCCAGTTCTTCTGTGCTGATAAGAGCAAACATAAGGTCTGCAGTAGCAGGAAGTCCAAAAGATTCACTGGTATCAGTAAGATCAACGTCAGTGCTGCCATACCCTGAACGAGTAGTCTGAGTAGCACTAACAATAGGCACATTAAACTCGACAGCAAGACCTCGAAGTTCTTCTGCAATTGCTTTGACATAGGTATAGGAATTAACAATAGATCCTTTATATCGTGATGATGCACAAATGTTCAGATAATCAATGAAGATAATATCTGGTTGAAAACTCTTCTTGAGTGATAATTCCTGAAGAAGACCTTTAAAGTGTCCACTATGTGCAGATGCAGTTGGATATTCTTTGATGATTAATTTACCAACTGTCTTTTGAGCAAGTTTAATAATCTTACTCTCATACAACTGCTTAGGCATATCTTGCAGTTGTTGGATAGGAACATTCAACAGATTAGCATCGATACGTTCTGCGATTCTTTCCTCTGCCATTTCCATAGTAATGTACAGAACATTCTTACCTTGAAGAAGACAAGATGCTGCAACATGACACATGAATAGAGATTTACCCACACCCGTACCAGCAAGAGCAACATTAAGTGTCTTGGAAGGTAGACCACCTTTAGTAATCTTATTGAAGAAATCTAGATCGAAAGGAATCTTCTCTTCCTTACGATGATAGAAATCATAACGAGATTCAAAATCGTCTATATAATCGTGTCCAACATGGTCATCAAAACAGACTGACAATGCTTCAGTGAGTATAGATGGAATAGCATCTCTACTGCGATCTTTGTCCTTACCTTCCGCAATCTTGACGGCTTCAAAAAGGGAAAGGTAGACAGCACGATCCTTACACCACTTCTCAGTTGTATTGAGCAACCATTCAAGATTATATGATTCATCTGACAGATTATTTAGATATGCAGTTGCTTGTTTATAAAGATCATCCGTTAGATCTTTATTCTTCTCCAACTCAATTGAAATAATTGAAGGAGAAGGAAGTTGGTTATACTCCTGCACATACTTATTAATCTCTTTGAAGATAATTTGCTCTACATAATCTTCAAAGTATTCAGGTTTAAGAAAGGGGACAACCCTACGTGAATAGGATTCATCCCCCATGAGTTTGGAAATAATTACTGATTCGATCTTATCAGACATAATGTAGATAGGTTCCGATGATAAACTTGTCGTCACTGATTGGGGGTTTGCCCGAATGGGGGTAGGTCCACAGTGGTGGGAAGATTACCAGTCTACCAGATTTTGCCTGAACTGTAAAGTCGATTGTGTCAAAGTATGTTTCCCCACCTTCCTCTACATCATTTAGATAGAAGAACATAGTAAGAAATCGTTTGGCACTATCATGATTACCAACATCCACATGAGTATCAAATCGGTCATCACTTCCTGCTTTATACCACTTCATTCGATATTGCTCTAGAGCATTTTGATCTGGCCAAAAGTGACCAAGACCAAGTTCTGTCATGTAAGCAACTCCCATTTTGTGACTTTGCTGTACAAGAAAATCATGAAGAGGATGCCACACTGAATCTGGTTCTTTATCAGCAAGGTCTGTAATATTCAGTTGAGTAAAATTGGGACGACCATCAAAGTCATACCTTTCATAATGTGATTCAGATTCAGAAAATGCTTTGATCATTTGATCACAAGTTTCCTGAGGAATTACATTATCATATACTTTAATATAATCACTCAGATACTTCACTTTCGTGAATTGTTGAATTTCCGTATTTGAATTCTGTTCCTGCAGCTTCATCTAACTTCTCCATGATTTCTTGAGTAAAATATTTGTCTGGGTCATTAAGAATTGTTTTAGCATAGGTCTTTACCCCATTAATCTCATACCTACCAGCAGACTTAGAGAAGACACCATGCTTCTCTCCAAGTTCTAGCAAACCATAATAAGGATCTAGTCCAGTATCATAGTACAGTCTGGTTTCTGCTAGTGAGTTCTCTTTAGTGAATCGTGACTTCTGTGCTTTACACTTGATGATATTACCAACGACCTCAGTTCCATCTTTTTCTTTAGACTTACTGAGATGAATAATTGTAGAAGCAGCATACTTTAGACCACTACCACCACCCATTTCTTTAGTTGGATGGTATGCACCAACAACATCATATGTGTGATTAGTAACCAACATTGGTACATTTGCTTTACCAAGTTTGAGAGTAAGAACTCGAAATACAGACTTGATAACCTGAGCACGTGTCATATCACGTGTTTCATTTCCAGCAGATGAGTCAGCAATTTCCTTAGTAGTAGAAAGGTTACCAAGTGAATCCAACACAAACATCATTGGTTGACGATCCTTTGGACCTGCTTCAAGATACTTATCCACAATACGGATTGCTTGAGTCCTGAATTCCTGAACTGTAACAACAGGAACAATGATCATACGACTGGAATCAATTCCACGTTCCTCAATCATTGAACGGGTAATAGCAGATTCAGATTCAAAGTAAATAACACCTGCATCTGGGTTGGTATCCAGGAAGTGTTTAACAATACTCAAACAAAAGAAAGTCTTACCAGTGGAGGATTCACCAGCAATTGCTGTAATCTTATTTGCTGGGATACCACCATAGATTGACCCAGACAAAAGAGCATTGAAGATATAACTACCAGTATCAATAAATTCGTCACAGTCACCTGCTGCAACTCCATCCGATACAAGACTAGCATACTCATTACCAATCTCTTTAACAATATCTTTTAGAAAGTTCATATATCAACCAAATAAGAATTCAAGTGTGTTTAGTTTCTCAGTTTTCCAACCGATAATATCTAGAATCATTTTGAGAGGTTCCAGAAATGATTTCTCAAATTGTAGATCATAGTCGATGTGTTTGTCAAGTTCAAACTCTGGAGGGAAAGTCTGTAGAAATGCCATGACATTCTCATTAATCTTGTTTGGTGTCTTTAACATGACAAACTTAATCTTCTCACCATCAAGAATCATTGGATACTTATGTGTGAGTTTCTTCTCTTTGATCCAGAAATTATATAGAAGAGATCCACGAACATGCATGGGAGTTGACTTACCGTAGATTGTTACATTACTAGCAAACTTCTTAAGATTATTTGCACTACGAGGGAATGCGATTTCATCTACAGGAAGATTGTGAAACTCTTTCCTAAAGTCCTCAATGAAGTCAATTAGATCATCATTGGTTTTAGTCATCAACAATTTGAGGGCATCTTTAATCTTCTGACGACATGGTGCTGGAGTGGAGGATTTAACTGCTTCAATTCCCATGATCTTTAGTTTGGGTTCTGAGAATCGAACACCCTCAATATCCCAAGCATTCAGAATGTATCGTTTCTTGGCAGTCCAAATACCTTTGTCTGCGATGGTTTCCCTCTTCATGAACATCTTCTGTTCATATGCATTTACATACGTTGCCAATTCTTGGTAAGAACTTTCAATATATTTTTCAAGTTCCATCGCACAGACCTTATCAAGGAACGAGACAATGCTTTCACTAGTTTTCTCTCTTCCCTTGAACACCTCATCCACGAAAGAACCAAGGTTGAGGTAAATAGAATCAGTATCAATAGCAATAACATAATCATGATTGTCTGTCTTTAGATGTTTATTTAGATACTCATTCAGTTTCTTCTCAATCCATCGAATTGAAAGTTGACCAGAAAGAGTAATTGCCTCAGCATTTGCCAAATTATAATAACGAAAATACTGATTACCGATAGCACCATAAGCAGAGTTGAGTTGAATCTTACGTGCCATCTGAATGTTATTGTATTTGGCAATCTTCTTTACGAGATCTGCATCTTTTGTCTTCTCATATTCCCTCTTCGCATCAAGCATCATCTTTTTATAAATGGTACGTTCATCATAAATGCGTTGCATCATCTTAGGAAGAAATCCCTGAAACTTAGTAGTATACATAGAACCATTTGGGCAAACAGTTCTATCACCAATATCAGAAAGATCAATACTCTGAGAGAGAAGACGATCAACAGTAACAGATGGATGCTTACGTTGTTCCAGAGTTTCTGGTGAAATATTATACTGCATAATCAAGTGAGGATATAGTGAGTTCAAGTCAAAACTCACTACCCAATCATATAGACCAGGGATGGGTTCTTTCACATATGCACCCTCATACTTCTCATCCTTGTTTGCACCTTTCTTTGGTGGAACAACAATGTTATCCTCTCGAAGAAAGTTGTAAATAAGAGTATCCCACATCCGAACCTGAGAATACACATCCTCAAAGTTTACCTTTGCGTCGTATGCCATTGTTACAGCAAGTTCGATGAGTTTCATCTTGTCTTCCAAACGGTCAACAAGTTCCACGTCAAGGATGTTATATTCAACAAACTTTTGCCAACCATAGGTATAGAAGTCCCTAAAGTTTTCAAACTCACTGTGGTCCAACTTACGTTGTCCAAGTTCAACAAAAGCAATATGATCTAGTCGATAAGATTCCTGATTGGTATAAGTGAACTTCTTATAGAGATCTAGGTAATCCAATACCGATACCCCAAGAATGTCATATGAAATATTCTTCCTACCCTTAATAAAGATCTCATTTTCAGTAATCTTATTCCAAGGTGAAAGTGACTTTGCCCACTTTTCAGATAAGATCCTGGAAACTCGGCGGCAAATATAAGGAATATCGTACAACTGACAGTTCCATCCAGTCACAATATCAGGAGTATTCTGAGACCACCAAGTGATGAAGTTTTCCATCATTTTGATCTCATTATCACATAGAAAACGTCGCACATGGTCTGGTTCATCGAACTCACGATTAACCCAAGTGAAGACTTCTTTAGTATTCAGATCCTTAATAGTAATACAAAGGATTTCCTCGGCACACGAATCTACATCTGGGAATCCATTCTCAGACGCAACCTCAATATCGATAGTGTAAATACGAAGAGTTTGGAAGTCATAATCAACCATCTTCGGATACTTATCTGAAATATATTGATATACAAACCTATCATATCCATGTACATCAAATCCTTCCACGTGTTCGTACTTCTTAATGAAGTCTCTAGCATCACGTGGACTTTGGAATGACATTGGTTTGACATTTTGCCCATCAAGAGTTTTGTGCTGACTCTTATCTTTACATGGGACATAAAGAATGGGAGAAAAACTCTCACGGTAGGTTACAGGTTCAGTGCCCTCATACCCACGATAGAGAATTGTATCTCCCAAAAGTTGAACGTTAGTGTAAAAATCCATCAACTCCCCAGACAACGATTGTACAACTTCAGGACTTGCTCCTCAGGATCCAGTATAGTAAAGATCGATTCGGTTGTCAAGAAGATGTCACGTTGCTGAGAGTACTTGGGGAATTTCTCAAGAATTACATATTCATAGACATACCAATCCTTTTTATCCACAGCACCCTCATCAACTTTCCTTGCAGAAAGTTTAACATGATCATTTTCTAGTGCATATGCTCTTCGTTCTAATGACTCTGGATCTTCCCCATATTCTGCACATTCAACAACCTTATAACAGTTCTGTAGAAATAGTGCTGGTTCTTCATCCAATTCTGTTAGGGTTCCGATTAGATATTCATTCGGATTCTGTTGCAGTAGCAGTAATTTCACCGTCATGTTGTGTTGCCTCAATAATTTGATTATACTTAGTTAGAATTTCGGAGTGAGCACCATAAAGTGTTACAACTTGATCTAACCTAATTAGAAATTCATTCTTATCTGAAAGTGGTGCCCAAGGAAGAAACTGCACTTGTACATCACTTAGTTTCTGGGGATCATCCGTCTCCACAAGTACACGATCAGATTGAATATAAACTTGATAAGGATCCGTCATTAAGAGACCAACAAGAGTCTCATCATTCAATGCTTCCTTAACATCTGCAATAACATCTTCACCGTTTTGCAGTCTTACGATTCTTACGCTCATACGATTTCTCCATTAATGTTTTATAAGATTCCCTAAACAATTCACCAACTGCTTTTCTTAAATTGATGTTTCTTTCATCTGCCAAATCCCTAGCAAGGATTAGAATTTCATCCATGTAATGACTTGGAATATCGATGTTTAAATTTTCAATATCTTCACACTGTGGTGGGCATAAATTGATGTAATGATTCATAACTAACCTCCATTATACACACAAAAAAGGGAGGGGTCAAGCCCTTCCCTTTATTCTGTTTGTTTTATTTATCAACCTTCTGTGAGTAGTTGTTTCTCGTCTGCTGCTACGATGTTATAAACTGTTCGTTTTTGATGTTCTGGAATAATTCTTTCCAGATCGATAATTAGTAGTCCATCTGTGTACTTAACATCTGTTATCCTAACGTCTTCTGCAAGTTGCCATGATCTTGTGAAATTACGTTTTGATAATCCTTGATGTACATAGTTTCTGTTAGAATCTCTGTTCTCAACTTTTGAGGCAACTCTGAGAATGTTTTGTTCAGTTGAGACTTCAATCTCTTCTCTTTTAAATCCTGCAAGTGCAACTTCAATAGTGAAATTACTTGAATCATTTTTGATTAAATTATAGGGTGGATAGTTTGTATTATGACCAGATAAAGCATCTAGTCTATTAAAAACATCATCCAGACCTACATTGAATGGGGAATATACTTTCCAAGTTACATCGTTCATTGTTCTGTCTCCTGTAGACGACATGTGGTAGTGGACCCCGAAGGCATCCAAAGATATTTATACTATAAATAGCTACGGTCGTTATTTACAAATCTTAGGAGAAACCGAACATGAAAAAGGTAATCACCGCACTTGCGGCATCCTTTTTCGTTATGCCATCGTCATTCGCAGCTGAAATAACTTCGAGAATTACTGATTCAGTTCAGTTGGGTGTGCAAGG